GAACATTCTATGACAGCCACACTGTAGACCGTTCGCTCTATAAGTGCCATACGGTCAATTCAGAACACAGCAAGCGTACCAACAAAGAGAATATCGAAGCCATGAAGCGGAAGTACGGAGCGGACAGCAATGTTGTTCGTGTTCGTGTTTATGGAGAGTTTCCACAGCAGGAAGATGATGTATTCATCCCCATTTCATGGTTAGAGCAGAGTTGTAAGACGGAGATATCAGAGAGGACAGCAAGGGCATTAGGCATATATACAGACGATAAAGGGCGGAAATATCCACAGGACCCGTCACTAATAGATAAGATTGAGATTGGCTGTGACGTTGCCAGATTTGGTGATGATAAGACATGCATAGGCTTCCGCATCAATGAGGTTGTGAAGATATTCAAGAAGTACAACGGGCAGGACACAACATGGACAGCCAGTAATATAGCAATCCTTTATAAACAGCTGAGGAGCAAATATAAATATACTGGTCCAATAGGTATTAAAGTGGATGATGGCGGTGTTGGCGGCGGTGTCGTTGACCAGCTTCGCAGTTATGCCAGAACAGAGCCTGCGGTATGGCAGGATTCACACCTGCTTCCAATCAATTTCGGACAGCCTATCAGCCATCGGTATTACGTGGATTCCACAACGTACATGATGGGTGTGGTTAAGGACTTGATTGCTCCGTTTGATGAAGAGGGGCGACCGCATAAGCCGGAGATACTGCTTCCTGATGATAACGACCTCATAGGTCAGCTGTCGTGTAGGAAGTATTCTTTTGCAAGTAACTCAAAACAGAAGGTTGAAAGCAAGAAAGATATGAAGGACAGAGGGCTTACGTCTCCGGATGAAGCCGACTGCATACTGCTTGTCTGCTTGCCTATGACGTACAAGAAGAAAGGAGGGAAAAAATAATGTCTGAGGAAAAACCGGTCAGACAGGTTGGTGTCAAGATTGTGAAGGCAGATAACTCCGGGGAGACACCAACGGTTTTTGTTGAAAGCCAGAAACCGATTGAAAAGTCAGATAAAAGCGAACAGCTGAGCATGGTAAATGCTGTAAATGCATCTGAATGGATTACGCACCCTATCGACATGAGAGGGTTGAAGGAGCTGGTAGACAATTCCACCATCCTTCCGCAGTGCATAAGAGCATATAAGAGCAATATAGCAGGCTTTGGAATCAGCGTTGGATACTGCGAGGATTACGAGGAAGAAACCGCAGAGATGCAGGCGGAATGGAATGCGATGGAGAGAGTCATCGACCTGCTCAATATGGACTGCATGTCGAAGGAAGTCTTCGAGAATGTGATTCGGGATAGAGAGACATTCGGAATATCATATTGCGAGGTTATCCGGGATATGAAAGGGAATGTCGTACAGCTGGAGTTTATCATTGATACTCCGTCAATCGACATGACATATCCGTTAGAGCCTTATATCGAGGCAGAGTTTTTCTATAAGGGCGAGAGAATGATGCGAAAGAAGAAGTTCAGAAAGTTCCGACAGAACGTAGCCGGCAGGACAGTTTACTTTAAGGAGTTTGGAGATCCTCGAATTATGGATAAGAGAACTGGAAAATATGTCACTGAGGAAGATATGGAGCCGGTCGATATTGACGATCAGGCGAATGAGATAATTGATTTCAGACTTGGCAGTATGCCTTATGGAGAAGTGCGGTGGATAGGGCAGGTACTCACTGTTGACGGAAACAGGAGAGCAGAGGTTCTGAATAACGCATACTTCCGCAAGGGCAGGCACACACCATTGATGATACTGGTTAAGGGTGGAACGCTCTCTGATGATGCATTCACGAAGCTCCAAACATACATGAATGAGATCGAAGGGGAAAAGGGACAGCATTCGTTCCTGATCCTTGAAACAGAGAACAATGAGACGGGTGCAGCGTTCCAAGACCAGAAGCAACCGGAGGTCGAAATAAAAGACCTTGCCTCAATCCTACAGAAAGATGAATTGTTCCAGGAGTATCAGGAGAATGGCAGGAAGAAAACACAGTCAGCTTTCCTGCTTCCAGATCTGTATGTCGGATACACGACAGATTTTAACAGAGCTACTGCACAGACAGCTATGGAGGTTACTGAAAAGCAGGTATTCCAGCCGGAAAGAACATCTCTTGCGTGGGTAATCAACAACAAGCTGCTGAATGGATATGGATTCAAGCACGTTGAAGCTAGGTTTGATGAACCGGATATAACCAATCCGGACGATATCCAGAAGATACTCAATATCACAGAGAGAGCCGGAGGATTAACACCGAACCTTGCCAAGGAGTACACCTATGAAGTCCTCGGTAAAGACGGATGTGCTGACTATGATGGAAAATGGGGAGACGTTCCCCTGGCATATTCCAGAACAGTCACCCAGAACCAGCTACAGGCGAATTTAGGAGCGGGAGCAGGGGAACAACTGCAAACGACCGGAAACGAGCCTACAGGTCAAAATACAAAGCCACAGGGCAACGAGAAAACGGTTACCGAGGAAGAACTTGCCATACTTGATGGACAGATAAAGAAAGCAGAGCTGAATGATGCAGAGCTGGTTCCAATTATGAAGGAAATCAGAAACGCATTGGGAGCATACCGAGAGAAAGCTGGTGATTGATATGGCTGACAAGTCGAAGTATTACCAGATGGTGGCAGAAGCAATTATCGCTCATGCTGATCCAATCTATGATGCTATAGACAGATACTTGGCAAAGGCTGACGAAGACCTTGAGGACGAGCTGAAGGAGGAAGGCTACGCAGAGCCGAAGGATACAGTGTCGGAGATAAACTCTTTAGAGGAGGAAATCGCCGACATTCTTCATTCCCAGACTACTGCTCTTGTCACTGCTCTTAAAGCCGCAGATGGAGATTGGGATGCCGCACAGGAGAATGTCTCTGATATGATCGATGAAGACGACATAGCGGAACAGGTTACCGAAGCAGCCAATGCGATGTATGAGCTCAACATCCCGAAGCTGGCAACAGTATATATACAGGAATCAGATGGAGAGCTTGTGATAGACACTTTGCGGCAGAGAACATCTGAATGGTTCGCCTCATGGAGCGAACAGCTCGGCAATCTGATGAAAGTAAACACCCATAAGCAGATCACTGACCTTATCCAGGAAACGATAGCGAATGGGGATGATATTGCAACGCTGACACGCAAGATTATGGACGGAGGCTGGCGAACGGAATACTACCAAGCGAAACGTGTTGCTGTAACTGAGGTACTTAGGGCACACAGTGTAGCGAAAGAGGAAGCCATTCAGCAAAGCCCGGTTGTTGATATGAAAGAGTGGCGGCACACAGGGGTACATAAGATTAAGCCTCGCCCGAACCATGTTGCTATGGACGGACAGATGGTGCCGAAAGACCAGCCTTTTGAAATGCAGGGCAAGGACGGTGGCACATATTATCCTATGTTTCCTCGTGATCCGAACCTTCCGGCAGGCGAAAGCATAAACTGCCATTGTATTCACAGGGGAATCGTTAATCAGGAAACCTTGGGATTGTCTATTGACGAACGGAAGAAGATGCAGCAGGCATTCATTGACAATGACGATGGAAGCTGGGAGAAAGAGCAAAGCGAGAAAGAAAAAGCTAAAGCAGGAATTGTTCCGTATGAAGCAACGCAGAGCAGATCTGTTTCACAGGCAAACACCAAAGCCGCAGACAAGTGGGCGAAAACTCACCTAGGTGTCAAGAAGACGAATTATACGAAACAGGACATTAAGGCTGTTAATCGGGTAAATCGTGCTATGCAGAGACTTTACAAGGAATATCCGCAATTAAATGGCTTCATTGACGAAATCCGTTTTGTTGATAACCTTGGAACAGATGCCGCCAGAGCTGCAATCAGCAAGAAGGGTTCAGAGATAAAAACAGTTCTGAAAATATCAAGCTCTCATTTTGCGGACCAGAAAGTTATCAATAATCTGATAAAATCACAGGTTGAGGAAGGAAATTGGACACCGAAGTCCGGTGCTTATGGAATTCTGAAACATGAGATGGTTCACATGGTTACATATAAGAAAACCATAAGTATGTATGACAATCTGGATGATACATGGAAAGCCATTGATGGAGATGTGTTCTGCAAATCCATTATGGAAGATGCTATGAGTGCTTGCAATTTAAAGATTGATCGTAGTATAATTAAGCAGAAGTTAGGTATATACGCAGCAAAACGTCCAGATGAATTTGTTGCAGAAGCCGTATCTTCCACAAAGAACACTAAGTTGGAGAAAACGGTCAAGAAGCTGTTTAAGGAAAGGACTAGTGAATAATATGTTAATTTATCCTTCGGAACTTGCAGGAAAAATTGAATATGATGAATCTGGTACCTTGGTGCCGACGTGTGAGCTTACGGAAGAGGAACAGAAAATCTTTGATGAGTTTGCCGAGGCTGACAAACGAGAATCTGAGGAAAGATTTAATACAGACTAATTATTGCGAAATTAGCATCCGAGAGGGTGCTTTTTTTATTGCCTTTTTTCGGGAGGGAGGTGGCATCGTGAGTTACAAGCAAAGGCATTCGTATCTGATGCAAAAGTTGTGCATTTTCCGCTACTTGCTATGAGGAAGGAGGTGATCCTATTATCTCGGAGCTGTCCGTTAAACAGTAAATAAACCAGAAGGAGGTTTGAGAGTATGCCTAAGATTGCGAAAGCATACGCAATTACAGACGCAAAAATCAGCTTCGTATCGTTGGTTGACAAGGCTGCGAATAAAAAGCAGTTCCTGATTACTAAATCAGAGGACGGTGCCGCAAATTTCGCCACGTTTGGACGAATTTTGAAGGCAGACGCAGACAGCCACTTTGTGACAGGTATCGTGTATGAGCCCATGGTAGAGGATACACAGGGCAATTACATGACGGAGGAGGAGATTACCAAGGCTGCTTATTGGTTCGCCAAGAACGGCAATCAGGTAGACCTTCAGCACTGCTTCAAGAAGTGTGACGGAGCAGAGGTGGTTGAATCCTATGTTGCAAAATGCGATATGGAGATTGAAGGAGAAACGATCAAGAAAGGCACATGGCTCATGACCATGGAGATTACGGACGCTGATGTATGGGATTCCATTCAGAAAGGGGATATCACAGGATTCTCTATGGGTGGTGTTGGTGTCTACTCTGAGGAAGATGTAGAACTTCCGGTAGAGAAGCAGGAAGAGCCGAAAGGGCTTTTTAGAAAGCTTGCAAAGGCTATGGGCTTCGATGTCGTTGAGAAAGGTGCTGTGAAGAACAATTTCAAACGACGTGTGAAAGAGGATAACTTCTACTCTGCATGGTATGCGCTTAGAAGCTGCCTGGAAGGCAATTTCTACAATCCCGATACTGGCTCCTGGGAATGGGGATATAACTCTGACGAGGAGACCATCAAAGACGCTCTCACAGATTTCAATGATATTGTCACGCAGCTTCTTACGAGTGATGGCAGTATTGTTAAGTCATTGGAGAAGGCGGCAAAGGAAGCTCCTGCGCCTGTTGAAAAAGCAGGAAAGAGTATCAGTACCAAGAATCTAAGTGCCCTTAAAGGCATTTATGATACGCTGGGTTCATTTTTGTCTGAGTTCACTGATAATTCAGAGGGCGAAGGTGGAGACACAGTAGCAAAAAATAACGTCAAAAAGGAGGACGACGAAATGAAGCGAGAAGAAGTTCAGCAGATGGTAGGGGATGCAGTGGCAAAAGCCATGGAACCTATCACAAAACAGCTCGAAGCTATCACAAAGGGCGAGGGCGGCGAAGGAGAAGGCACACCTGCAGAACCTGAGTCTGATGTAAATGCAGACGATGTAGCTAAGATGGTGGGTGAGGCAGTTTCCAAGGCCATGGAGCCTGTTACAAAGGCAATCGAGCCGCTCTTGAAGAGCAGAGCACTTCCGGGTAACCTCAATTCTGCCGCAGGCACTGTTGAGAAGCAGGAAGCAGAACCGCACTACATGACAGGCATGTTCTAAGCTAAAAAAGAAGGAGGAAAAAATATTATGCCTACAAATCAGCAGATCATTAACAAAGCCGGTACCGCTATTCAGACCGGCAGCCTTACTCATGGACTGTTACAGCCGGAGCAGGCAAGAAAATTTATTCAGCAGACATTCGATGCAACCAACCTTGGACCTCTGGTAAGACACGTCATGAGAACATCAAAAAGCGGTGAGATTGACAAGATCGGTATCGCATCCAGAATTCTTCGTGCCAAGGTCGAGAACACAGATGATGGCTACAGAGCTGGTGTAAACACCAACGTGATCGAGTATGCCTGCAAGGCTGTTCGTTTACCTTGGGAGATTACTGAGGAAACCCTTCGTGAGAATATCGAAGGTCAGCAGTTAGAGGCAATCATTACCGACCTCATGACCACACAGCTTGGTGTTGACCTTGAGGATCTGTATCTCAATGGCGACGAGAAAGCTTCCCAGGTAAAGGAGTTTAACAGCTCAGATGCATTCGCTATCGGAGACATCGTAACCAATAACAAGAAGCTGTATAAGTTCATCAAAGCGCATACTGCAGGTGCATGGAATGCTTCCGAGGCGATTGAGATTGGAGCAGCTGCAGATGCAGACTTCTTAAAGCTCAATGATGGTTGGATTAAGCAGATCAACAGCGGCGGCCATGTATATGATGCTTCCGGTGAAAACTCCATGAAGCTGGATATCTTCTACAAGACACTCCAGAAGCTGCCTAATAAGTACAACAATGGAAAGCTTCGTTGGCTCATGTCCCCTAAGAGAGCACAGGAGTGGGAACTTTATCTGATGAATCAGGTAATCGGCAAAGGCGGAGCTGTTCCGGAGAATGTTTACACTCAGCCGGTACACATTCCTACTGTTTCCTGCCCGTCTATCAGTGATGACAAGATTGTCCTTACGGATCCGAAGAACCTTGTTGTTGTAAACACCTACGGCATGAAGATCAGAAAGACCAATGAGGGCAAAGAGGCAATCATGCAGGATAAGAGATTCTATGTATGCCACCTTGATTACGATCCGATCATCGAGGAGCTTGACGCTACTGCGATGATTACCGGCTTACCTTCTCTTGATTAAGGAGGTGCCCCATGAAACGATTATCACTTAATACCGGGCTTTCTTACTCTATAAGAGGCTTCTCCTGTGTAAAGGGGGAGCCTTTTGAAGTTGAGGACGGACTGGCAGAACAGCTTCTTGCTACCGGCAGATTTGATGAACAGCCAGTGATTGCTAATCCTGCGGAGGAATCGGATACCGATAACACGGGAACAGGCGGAGAAGACGAGGAGCCGGAAGCTCCGAAGAATGGAGCTGGCGCAGGAGCAGGAGTTGAGGACGGACTGACAGCAAGCAAGGTATCCCAGATGCGTAATGCCGACCTTTTAGCTCTGGCCGAAGAGAAGAATATCAGCCTTGAAGGATGCAGCAAGCATGACGAGTATGTTGAACGTATCAATGGTGTTCTCGGACTTGTAGATTTTTCTAAGCTTGGATTAGAGTAGGAGGTACACATGCAGAGACCTTGGGTACAGCCTGCGGAGGTAAAAGAGTATTCTGAATCTGCCAAGGTGGCGGCAAGGTCTAATGTTCGACTTGCCTATGATATAGCCAGAGCAGAAAGATATGTTATTTACCATACGCATAACAGATTTGATACAGAAGAGTACGAAAAAGAGCTGCCACAGGATGTCCGGATGGCAGTTATTTTATTGGCTGAAGCTTATGCCAAGCAGGCAATAACACAGAAGGAGGGAGCGAAAAGCTCAGAGACCTTTGATGATTACTCCTACACCATGGACAATGATTCAGACATTGCCGAAAATCTGGGGCTGGCTCTGATGTTAGATGATTACATCATCCAGCCTGATAACGGCAAGGTGACAATGAAACTTAGGAAGTTATAGGAGGCGCTTATGGCATTTGAGGATTTACTGGACCATAGGTGTGATATTTATCACATGGTAAAAGGGGAAAAGGATATGGGGTTTGCAATCAAGCAGACAGGTTTCTCATATCCGAAGGTTCCGGACGTTGAAGATGTAGCGTGTCATTTCAATGTGAATGCTAATGCAGAACTTACTCAGACGGAATCAGCGAACGAATTCATATACTCTGGGAAATTACAGCTTCCGGCAGGTACGGACGTTCGTGTCAATGACAAGGTTGTTGATAAGAATACCGGACTGGCATATACAGCGGAAATGCCTCACAACATTAGAGACCATCACATTATGGTAAATATTCAGCGGAAAGGAACTGTGAAAGGGGCATTATAGTGGCTACAACTTATGTAAAGATTGACACTTCAGATCTGAAAGGATTTGTTGGAAAACTGGATAAAGCAGCTCAGGGAGAATTCAAGAAGGAATTGGTCAACTTCATGGAAGGCTTAGGGTATGAATTCCTCAGAATTGTGCAGGACGAGATCATCCGGAAACAGACAGTTGACACCAGACTGCTTCTGAATAGCTTCTCAAAAGGGGAGCAGGATAACGTTTTTGTGCTGAATGAGGGAAGCATGACTATAGAAGTCGGCACCAATGTGAAATACGCAGAGTATGCGGATAAAGGTCACTGGCTGAACCCCAAAGGGGTAAATACCAGGTTTGTTCCGGGATACTGGCAGGGAGAACATTTCATCTATGAGCCGGGAGCTAAGACAGGAATGCTTTTGAAGCAGAAATGGATTGAAGGCTCACATTACTGGGGAGACGCAGTCCGCTGTATTGAGGATATGCTTCCTGGGCTCATGGAACAGAAGATGGAACAATGGTTACAACAATTTTTTATGTAGGAAGGTGAGGAAATGCTGGAATTTGAGATTGCGGCTCTTTACTACTTTGTTGCCGGCATTCTGAACCTGCCGGCATATTTTGATGAAGTGCCAGAGGATATGGAAATCCCTTGTGTATTTTATCCTTCTCCGCACCAGAAAAGCGGGGATTTCTCAACAAACACATACGCTACGACATTTACCTTATATGCGAAGGTGATGGACATTGACAATGTTTCCGCAGGAGGAAAGTGCTCGCAGATAGTACATGCAATAAGCGGGAATCGCTATAAAGTGCCGCTGGTAGATGAAAAAGGAAAACGGACAGGAAATAACTTCCGAATAGACAGCATGGAAGCGACCAAGGCGGACGAGGGTGTGTGGCAGATTGAGATTTCATGGAAGCGATACACGAGATTTAACGAGAAAGCAGCAACACTGGCAAGGGAGTTCTATTTCAATGGCACTCCTATTGCTGAGCAAATAGAAGGAGGTCAAAATGCCGAGTAGAAGACAGTCAGATGCAGATAAAAAGGTTATGGAACAGCCGACTGCAGAGAAAGTTATGGAAGAAAAGAAGTTCTCCTTAGATGAGATCAGAAAGAGTTGCATGAAGCTGTTTCATGTGACATCAAGCACTTTTGCAGGAGCAACTGCAGATCTTCCGGATGGCGAGTATTCCATCCAGGAAGTACATGAACACATTAAAGCATGGTTAGAAAAGGAGGTATAGTAAATCATGGCTGGTGGAACTTTTGAAGTAAATGTTTCAAAGAAAAGACCTGGAGATTATATTAACTTCAAGTCAAAACGTCAGCAGAGCCCTAACGGATCCACAAGAGGTACCGCACTCATTCCATTGATCGGGCTTGGATGGGGACCTGACAAGGGGATTCTGAAATTGACCTCTGCGTCTCCGGATGCGGAGGTGGCAAAGCTTGGACACAGTATCTATGACACAAACGACTTTATGCTGCTAATCAGAGAGGCATTCAAGAATGCTGTTACCGTTATTGTTTACATTATCAACAATGGAGACAAGGCAACGAAGACAGCAGGAGGAATGACTATTACGGCCGCATATGGCGGTACCAGAGGAAATGATATTGCTGTTGCATGCGTGGCAGAGGCAGGAGCTTCTACTTTCGCAATGAGGGTATATCTTGGTGCAGACAAGGTGGAGGAGTACACAGGGCTTACCACAATCGCTGATCTGATTGCGGTAAACTCTGGTAAGTATGTTGTGTTTTCAGCAACATCCACATCCGCAAACCTTACTGCATTTGCATCCACAAATCTTGAAAGCGGAACGGACGGAGCTGTGCAGAACACCGATATCACAGCATTTTTGGATGCTTCCGAGAAGATCAAGTGGAATACAATGGCATTCCCTAAAGACGAGTCCTCACAGAAGACTGCGGTAATCACAAAGATTAAATATCTTCGTGAACAGTGCGGAAAGACTGTGCAGGCAGTACTTCCAGATGCCGAATCTGACTACGAAGGAATTATCAATGTGACAAACTCCTATGCGGTAGATGGTCAGGAACTTACCAATGCACAGGCTTGTGCGTGGGTGGCAGGTGCGACAGCAGGAGCAGACAAGACCACATCCAATACCTATGTTGCAGTTGAGGGTGCTACGGATGCTGTCGGCTTAAAGACCAACGAGGAAGCAATCGAAGCTATCTCCAACGGAGAGTTTTTCTTCTCTATGTCCGAGGAGGATGAAGTAATCGTAGAGTATGATATCAACAGCCTCCATAAGTTCACAACGGAGAGAACATCAGATTATTCCAAGAACAGAGTAATCCGCGTGTATGACAGCTTTGCAGATGATCTGAAGCTGACATTCCCTCCGAATAAGTTTGACAATGACCCGGATGGATGGCTTGTCATGGAAGGCCTTGGAAGAGCACTTCTCCAGAGTTATGCGAAGCAGGGAGCAATCACGAACGTGGATGCAGAAAACGACTTCTACGTTGATCAGAGCAAGAGTATCGGAGACGAGACGTTCTTCAATGTCGGACTGCAGGCAGTAGATTCAGCAGAGAAACTGTACTTCTCTGTATCAACAAGATAAGGAGGATGAAAGAATATGGGCGAGAACAGAAAACCACTCAGCCTTAAAGAAGGTCACATCTATATTGATGGAGTAGAGGTAATGGACGCAGTAAAGCTTACGATTGTTTACACTCCTACGGTATGGTCTGGCAAGATGCTGGGCGATAAGGGAACAAACAGACGCTGGCTTGGCAGAGATATTACCGGAAGCATTGACGAGTACCGCACTACTGCAAGATGGAATAATATCGTTAAGCAGTATGAGAACTCTGGAATCACTCCGGAGCTTACAATCCAGGGCATCAGAACCGATAAGGATTCTGATTTCTACGAGGTAAGCGGAAGCGAGTCCGTAACAGTGACTGGAGCTGTACTGACAGGAGATATCAATCTCATTTCGCTTGACACAGATGGAGATGTAGTAAAGGACAGCATCAGCTTTGGTGCCAAGAATATGTCCTAAGCAGGACAGTCATGAACAGCAGAGGCATACGCAGAACTTCGGTTTTGTGTGTGCCTTTTTTACGTTCAAAATCATGCAGACAGATTAACTACTGTCTATGGAACTTAAAGTGTGCTACAGGTCAAAATAGAGGCCTGAGAATAGAAAATAGGAGGTCATTATGGCTAATAAAGATTTGAGATACTTCATGCGTGAGGAAGCAAAGGTGGAACAGATTGTTACGGTTCCAGGTCCTGAGTCCATCAAGGACGAGAATGGCGAAGTGATTCAGCTGGAAATTAAGCAGTTGCACAACGACACTATTGCGAAAATCAATGAGATGTATGAATCCAAGACACCTCTCAAGGATAAGAAGGGTAATTTCATTGTTCAGAATGGCAATGTTGTATATAAGGTCGAGAGAGACAGAAACAAGGCAGCCCGCCACCTCATGGTAGAGGCTCTCGTTTATCCTGATCTGAAGGACAAGAAGCTCATGGAATACTTCGGATGCGTGGACATTACCGAAATGCCGCTTAAAGTATTCCCTACCAATAAGGAATACGGACACGTAAGCAAGCAGGTGTTAAAAGTTCTTGGCCTGACGGAGGAGGACGATGAGGCTAAGGAGACCAAAGACGCAAAAAACTAATTGAAAGCAAGGGCACTTTGGAGTATTGGGCACACGTCCTCTGGCAGAGGCATGGTCTCAGACCAGAGGAATTTGAGAGAATGCCCAAGCGAAAAAGAGGTTTCTTTATAGCTTCCGAGCTTGTAGAAACTGAAGACCCTTGCAGACGAGGAGTATATTTGCTGTCCGGTCGGAAGGGAGGCGATAGGTAGTGGCTGGATTATCGGTAATATTTAAAGCCATCGATGAAATAAGCGATAAGTTGGATGCTATGTCCAGTGCCGGTAATAAAACACTTGACGCTTTCGACAAATTATCGGATACAGCGGATAAGGCATTTGCAAATACCACAGAAGAAACACAGAAAGCCACAGAAGCAATGGAAAAGGCGGCGCAGGCAACCGATTACTGGACGGATGCAGTTGGCAATTATGATAAGGGCTGTCTGGAAGCGGTTTATTCAACAGAAGAACTTGTAAATATGGGCTTTAAGACAGAGGATGCACTGAAAGCAGAAGCGGATGCGGCGGAGGAAGCACAGAATAAGACAGAACAGCTCGGAGAGGAAATGGATAAAACGAGCAAGAAATCAGAGGATTTCGGGGACAAGTCAAAAAATGCGGTGGTAGGACTGGATGATATTCTTGCTACAGTCGGAATTGTGGCGGTACTGAATAAAATAGCGGATGCATTTTCAGATGCCTCTGATAAAGCTACAGAGTTCGAGACGAATGTTGCCATGGTATCTACGGTAGCCGACACCACCGTGCTGTCCGCAGATCAGCTTTCTACACAGATATCTGGATTATCAAAGGACACTGCAAAGAACGTAAATGAGCTTGCGGATGCCACTTACAATGCAATATCAGCCGGTGTCGCTACGGAGGGAGCGGTAGAAACTGTAGGAGAAGCGTCAAAGCTTGCCACAGCGGGCTTTACATCGTCTGCATCTGCCCTGTCTGTATTAACGACAGCCCTCAATGCGTATCAGCTGGAAGCTTCCGAGGTAACGAATATCTCGGATAGCTTGATTACATCCCAGAACTTGGGTGTTATGACAATCGACCAGTTGTCAAGCAGCATGGGTAAAGCTATCAGTACGGCATCCGCTTATTCGATTGATCTTTACAATCTGGAATCAGGATACATCAGTCTGACCAAGGCGGGTGTAAGCGTTGAAGAATCCACGACCTATATCTCCAGTATGTTCAATGAGCTGGGTGATTCCGGCTCGGAGGTTGCCGGAGTAATCATGGAGGAAACAGGACAGTCCTTCGGACAGTTGATGAAGTCAGGATATTCATTGGCAGACGTTCTGGAAATTCTCTATAACAGCGTGGATCAGGACAGTGAAGCATTGATGAACCTGTGGGGCAGTGCAGAAGCCGGAAAGGCTGCCAACGCTGTTATCAATCAGGGACTTGATACATTCAATAACAATCTGGATAAGCTGAGAAATTCAGCAGGAACAACGGAGAGAGCTTATTCTGCTATGACGAATACTACGCAGTATGCGACAGAACGTATGCAGAATAGCTTCAATAACCTCGCAATCGCCATTGGAGACGACATAAACCCTACGGTGGCACAGTTTAAGAATGGTATAGCAGATATTACAGATGGATTTACAGAACTTATCACGAAACATCCAGCAATTTCCGCACTGCTTACTGGTGCGGCTGTTGGGATTGGTGGTGTCACTCTTGCACTTACTGCGTACACCGCTGTTACAAAGGTAGCGACTGTAGTTACAGCGGCAATGGGGACTACTATGTCGGTAGCCCTTGGACCGCTTGCGTTGGTTGCAGCAGCAATCGGAGGAGTTACAGCGGCAGTTATTTATCTTAATAATACAGAAGATGAGATGACAAAGGCGCAGGAGAATCTTACTCTATCGTCAAAGGAAACACAAAAGGAACTCGATAAATTACAAGATCAATATGCAGAGCTTGAAGAAGCTGGACAGGCAGATACAGTTGCGGCATACGAATTAAAAAACCAAATCGACGAGTTGAGTGCTTCGTTTGAGGAAAATAAAGAGACTATAGCAGATCTTGTTGCACAGACCGAGGAATTACGAACGGCATTGGATGAAATTGATAGCAAATACGAAGAAACAATGAGTGGAATTGATGATAGCGAATCTTCTTCAAAATCATTAATCGCTCAACTTGTAGCTATGCAGGAAAATACAAATCTATCTGGTGGGCAGTTGGAAATTATGCAAGGCATAGTCGATAGACTGAACAATTCCTATGAGGGATTAAACCTCACGCTTGACTCTACAAACGGAAAACTGAACATGTCGGTGGAAGATTTATGGCAGGCGGTTACAGATTCCGCAAATCAGGAGAAAGCACAGGCAAACATGGATAAGCTTATGGATTATATAGGACAGTACCAAAATGCACAGTCCACATTTGATGAAGCTAATAAGTCCATGAATGCAGCATATGAAGAATATCAGAAAGCTCTTGATGAAGATTGGTCGGAAGAACATCCATTCTTAGCATGGTCGGGTTTAGCTGATGGAGCTGAAATGAACTGGTCTGGATCGGTAAAAGATGCCTATAACGAGTATAGTGTGCTTAAAGATGCGACTGCAGATGCAGAAGAGGAATTTAATCGTGTCACAGATGCCATTCGTGAATGCTATGAAGAAATGGGGTACTCTGAGGAAGAAATCGACAGCATGATGTCAGAACTTGCTCTTGCGTCTGCATCAGCAACAGAGGCTTCCGAGATATATGAGCAGCAGAGAGAGGTACTGGAGAGTACATCTGACGGATACAACGAGGCAAGCAGTGTCATTCAAGGCTATTCGGCACAGCTTGAAGAATTGTGCACAGCCTATGATGATGCTTACGATTCAGCTCTGCAGAGTGTTCAAGGTCAGTATGATTTATGGACAGAGGTTGAGGACGTAACAGCAATGACATCCCAGAGTATCAAGGATGCATTGCAGTCACAGATAGATTACTGGAACTCATACAACGAGAACATGAATTCTCTTACAGCCAGAGCAGACGAAATCGAAGGATTGTCTGATATGCTGAAAGATTTGTCAGATGGCAGTGAGGAGTCAGCTGCAATGCTGGCCGGCATGGAAAGCATGAATGATGCAGATCTGTCAGCAGTAGTGAAGCAATACAATGACCTGCAGACAGCTCAAGGCGATACAGCAACCAGTATGGCAGAGTTGGAGACGGATTTTTCTAATTCCCTTACCAAGATACAGACGGATATGGAAACAGCTGTTGATAATCTAAACCTGAGTGATGAAGCGAAGGCAAATGCGAAATCCACTATGGATGCCTATGTGAAGGAAATTCAAGACGGAGTATCGAAAGCCCAGAGTGCAATCAATTCCCTAAGCTTTGCAAACACCACTCTAAAGGGCGGTGGATATCATGCATACGCAGAAGGTACCGTAGATGCGGAACCGGGACTTGCACTGGTCGGCGAGGAAGGACCGGAGCTTGTCAATTTTGGTGGCGGAGAAGTTGTTTATACAGCTGATGAAACAGCTAACATACTTGCAAAAGATACATCTTCGGACAGTTTCTATGTGGAGCCGGAGCAGGCGGCTAATGATACAGCAGGCGGCGACAGGACAGTGACTTTTAGAGTAGAGGGTGCTGGAGAAATGAAGGTAACCGGAAATGGTGTCACAAAGGAAGATGTTGTAAGCCTGTTAATGTCGAACATGAAGGATGCTCTTATGGGTATCATTCAGCAGGAAATTGAGGAGGAAGGAGATTTGTCGTATGAGTTCTAATTATCAATTAGCCATGAAGCTGAACAGCATTTTTCGGTTTCCGGTTCTTCCAGAAGAAATAGAAGTGTCGTATGGCAGTGACAACTCCAACCTCAAGGTGTATGGAGTTGGTGAGTGTACGATTATACAGGACAGTGCAGCTGCGAACATTAGCTTTTCGAGCTTTTTCCCGAAGACTTATTTCAGCGGATGCAATTACAGCAACATTCCGGATCCGAACACAGCAGTAGCACAGGTTTTGGCAATGAAGAACACCAAGAAGCCGGTGCGGCTTACTCTTACCGGAGGCATGGGAATATCCATGTATGCCACCATTGAGAAATTCAAAACCTCAGAGGTTGGCGGCGATCCTGGAACGGTGCAGTTTGACATTACCTTCAAGGAGTACAGAGAAATCACCATGCGTCAGATCAAGGTGAATGTTACCACACAGAAAGCTACTGTTTCACAATCCTCTCCAAGGGTGGATAACACTCCGGCGGCACAGACATACACAGTGAAAAAGGGCGACTGTCTTTGGAACATCGCAAAGAAGTTCTACGGATCAGGAGCTAAATATACCGTTATTTACAATGCGAATAAAGGTGTTATTGGCAGTAACCCAAATCTGATTTATCCCGGACAGGTTTATACCATACCGGCAGCATAGGAGGTAGCCATGGCAATACAATTTGTAATTATCCATAACGGAACGGGCTATGATGTGTCAAATATGTTCGAGGAGATCACTTGGAGCGGCAGGAAAGGAGCTGCTCCAAGGTCTGTCAGTATCACTCTGATGGATGATGATGGATGCAATCATTCAAGGGTTACGGTAGATTGTGCCAATGGAGACCAATGTGTTTTTTATGAGGGCGGCAAAGAGCTGTTCCGGGGCATAATCACAAGCCATAAGCAGAGTAATTCTAAAAAGCTGGTGGTAAAAGCCTATGACAATGCTTATTATCTGGCGAACAACAAGGATTCATTCTGCTATACCAACAAGACGGCCACAGATATATTCAATGATTGTATGTCAAGGCTGGGAATGACAGGAAATGCGGTTGATACAAGCTATGTAATACCGGAACTTCCAAAAGCAAAGACAACTTATTATGATGTGATGCTCGATGCGTTAAGCACAACGTATAAAGCCACAGGGGAAAGATATTATATTTCTTCCGAAAATGGCACGATTTATTTAAGAAAAAGAGTGGAAAATGCCATGCAGTGGGTATTGGAAGCTGGGAGCAGTCAGTCAAACCTCACCAGTTACGAATACTCCAAGAGCATTGAGAAGATAAGAACCAGAGTAAGGCTCCTGTCGAAGGAGGATGCGATAGTGTATGAGAAAGCCAATACCGAGCTGGAATCGAAGATTGGTACCTTCATGGAGGTAAAGTCGGTGGACGATTCCTACACAGCCGCACAGATGCAGGAGCTGGTTGAATCAATCTTTGATGAAAAGGGGACACCGGAGCAGAGTTTGAAGGTCTCTGGCATGGGAGTATCGGAAGCTGTATCCGGAAAATGTGTTTATGTTATCATCCCTCATCTTGGATTAAAACGGTCTTTTTTTATTGATGAAGACACCCACAAGTACACAAGAGAAAGCCATACAATGACCTTAAAGCTTAACTTTGCAGAGCCTGTGACAAAATCATCAGGCTCAACACAGACAAGCTCTGAACACAAGATAGGAGACGTTGTGCAGTTCAATGGCGGTTACCACTATGTGAACAGTACCGCAAGCAAGCCTACCGGCTCCAGATGCAATGCAGGTCCGGCCAAGATTACTCACATTGCAAAAGGCAAGGCTCACCCATGGCACCTAGAGCACACAGACAGCAAGAGCAGGGTGTTTGGTTGGGTTGATGATGGCACATTTAGTTAGGAGGATGGATTATGGCAGATCAGGAAACACCTACCGGAATAAAACAGCTGATACAATCAATGGCACCGGAAGCACCGAGTGTGAAGGAGGGAATTGTAACATCCGCCTCTCCACTGGAAGTCACGCTGAAGAATGATGCAAAAATGGTATTAACCGCCAATTCGCTTGTGGTACCGAGAAGCCTTACGGACTACCAGGTCGAGGTTGATCTGGAAACGGGAGCCGGCTCTCTCATATCAAAAACGAAGACGGACGGAAAGCATACACATGAGGAACTAAGCGGAAGCGATGATGGAGCACATTCCCATTTTCTGGCAACATTTACTGTCAGAGACGGAGTTCTTATGATTCATAACGCACTAAAGAAAGGCGATACCGTTTATCTGCTGGCATTCAACAGCGGAAAACAATATTACATTTTGGACAGAAAGGGGTAATCAGATGGCGGTTGACATAGCTATTCCGGTTGCTGCCATTGAAGACGAGGAAACGATCACATCAAGAACCTACGCTATAGACTGGGAAGCTGGTCGGATTGCCGGATTCATAGATGAGCAGGAGGCTGTTAAGCAGTTCATAAAGAAAGCCCTTCTGACACCTCGTTTTCATTGCCTTATTTATGACAGTCAGTATGGCAGCGAAATACGTGACAGTGTTATAAGGAACACTGCAACAAGAGAGTATATAGAGGCAGAAATGCCCTTCCTTATCAGAGACACACTGATTCATGACGAGAGAATTCTGGATGTTTATAACTTCGGGTTTGAATTTAAGGATACCTATCCGCATCAGGACAGTGTGATCATATCGTTTGATGTAGACACAATTTACGGAAGCATACAGACAAAGGAGGTGATTTAGGTGTTTGAAGAATTTACGGAAGATTACTTTATGGATCAGGCGAGAGCTCTTGGTGAAGAATACGGGGTGGATACCAGACAGGGAAGCTTATTCATGGATGCTGCCACAGGTCACTGCATCCGTATTGCAAAATTCATGAATGATCTCAGTACAGCCTTTGAAATGCTGGCAGTTGATACCTGCACCGGAGATGTTTTGACGGAAAAGGCGGCTCAGGATGGCATTTACAGACAAAGTGCCACTCCATCCTACTATGAAGTTTCATTTACTGGCACAACTCCGGAACTTGGAAGCAGGTTCTTTGTAGAATCCTGCTACTTCAAGCTTATATCGAAGGATGACAGGTTTTTGTTGGAGTCAGAAGTCCTTGGAACTGCGACCAATTCTGTCCTGCCCGGACAGAATGTCGTGCCAGTCTACGAAGTCAACGGTCTTGAAGCATGTACGCTTGGTTCTCTTTATATTCCGGGAGCTGAGGAAGAAACAGACGATGATTTAAGAAGCAGATGGCAGGAAAAGAAAACAGGACCGGCACAGAATAATAATCGTTCACAATACAAAGTCTGGTGCGAGGAAAGAGCGGGTGTGGGCAGGGCACACATATTGCCGTTGTACGGAGGCGAAAATACCGTTAAGGCTGTCATATATTCCACAGAGGGCGGAATCCCCGCTAAGAGCATATTAGAGGACGTACAGAGTTATATTGATCCGATTGTGGAAGGGTATCAAGTTACTGTCAACGGCAAGGCTCTTACGTTCAGTGATGGCTTAGGAGATGGGGTATCTGATCTGGGAGCTCATTTTCTGGCGGCTGCTCCGGAGGCGGTTGATATTTCGGTATCATTCAGTGCAGATTTGAAAAGCGGGTACAGCAAGCAGACAGCACAGACGGAAGTCCAGAATGCAATCAAGACTTATTTCAAGACACTGGTTGTCGATGGAGACGAGGATATTACTGTGAGAGTGTCCTCAATTGGTTCACTGATTGCGTCGGCAGAAAGCATATTAGACTATGTTCCTGCTTCTCTGAAGCTCAATGGCTCTACTGAAAATGTAAAGGTAGGGAAGGAGAGCACACCTGTTCTGAAGGAGGTGCTGATCGATGCTTAGTACAGTATTTTACAATCAGCAAAGAAGCGGATACGAGGAATTACTTTCCTACGGTCCGCTTTTTTATCGGGATTTGTTGGAAATGGACACCAACTACAGATTTGCAGGAAAAACGCTTGATGTAGGTGCGGAAGGGCTTGAAAAGCTTATGCAGGATCAGTTCATCGATACTGCAGATGAGGAAACGATAAGCCGGTGGGAAAAATGGCTCAATCTTCTTCCTGATTCACAGACAGATCTCGAATACAGAAGAAAAAGGGTGAAGCTGTTCTGGAATGGCGGAGACAAGTTTTCCGGTTCACTTATTAAGAGCATAGTGAAGAATTATACAGGATGTGATGAAACTCCATCCGTAAGAATGACAACAAGACTTACCATTTCGGTACAGATAAAAGAGGAGAATCAGGTATATATATCAGACCTTGAGGCTCTGATAGAGAAAATGAAGCCAGCACATATCCTGGCAGAAGTCCTGCTCATAAGCACCACAAAGATAAAGTTCCATACCAATATCACACATTATGTATTTCCATATGAATTGTGTGGAACAAAGCCGGATATAGCAACCGTAGGTGCATACATTCCATCCGGCATGAATGTCGGCACAATCAGCAATGATGTGGTATATCCGCATATGCCAAGTGACGAAAACATGCTCGCAGGAACGTATCCAACAGATACCACCAAGGGCATGGTTCTTGAAAATGGTGTAAATATACGTACCAGTTCATCTGATATGGTCTACGGTCATTTACCGAGCTCAGAGGAGCAGGAAGCCGGCACATATCCGGAGAACACCACAGTAGGTATTTCTTACGAGGATAAGATTACTATTAGCACAAATGAGAGTTCC